AGAAGGTATGGATGATTTATGGACCGGTCTGTATTCTACTCTATCAACAGGTGGTTCTTGTATTGCACTATCTACTCCTAATGGTGTAGGTAATTGGTTTCACAAGAACTGTATAGAAGCCAAAGAGGGTGTCAACAATTTTTATATAACGGAACTCCCATGGGATGTTCACCCTGATAGGGATCAAGACTGGTTCAACAGTGAAACCAGAAACATGTCTCGCCGCCAAGTCGCTCAAGAATTATTGTGTTCCTTTAATATGTCAGGTGAAACTGTCATTGACGGCGAGGATCTGGATCATTATGAAAAAAATACGCTAGAACCAAAATATAAGACTGGGTTCGATCGAAATTATCACATATGGGAAGAATATAAACCAGAAAATACATACGTCTTAACTGCCGACGTTGCTCGTGGCGACGGAAACGATTATTCAGCCTTTCATGTGTTTGATGTGACAAATGTTGTGCAAGTGGCAGAATATAAAGGTAAAGCAGATTTAGATCAATTTGCATCAATAATAGATTCTGCTGGAAAAGAGTACGGCTGCTGTATGGTTGTGGTGGAAAATAACAACATTGGTTTCGCTGCTTTACAGAAATTGATTGAATTGGAGTACCCTAATTTATTTTGGTCAACCAAAGGTTCAAATGATTATGTAGAGCCTTATGTGGCAGAAACAATGTCAAATGCAATACCGGGGTTTACTACTTCTCATAAGAGTCGTCCGCTTTTGATTGCAAAAATGGAAGAATATGTCAGAAACAAATCGGTCACTCTAAACTCTTCAAGGTTGATAAATGAGATGAAAACGTTTATATGGAACAATGGCCGCCCAGAGGCTATGAAGAGTTATAATGATGATTTAATTATGTCGTTTGCTATAGCGTGTTGGGTGAGAGAGACAACTCTTATAACAAACCAAAGGGCTTTGGAGTATAATAAAGCATTTCTCGGGGCAATATCAAGAAGTTCAAGATATATTAACACAAGCATATCAGGTATGATAGGATATGAAAAGCTAGAACGGGAAAAGAAGCTACAAAACAAGCTCAGCGAGTACAAAGAC